ATTATCTTCTACAATCACATCACGTGAATACGCATCTACAAAAATGCCCTGCAAAAATCCACTAACATTACTGTTCCTAATTATCCCACCGTTCATACTATTGAAGCGGATACCGTCGTTTACATTTGGTCCACCACTCCCACTACCATTTACGTTGTCTACAACAAGATTGCACGGCATGAATGGAGAAATCAGACTTTCGTACCCATCATCTATTGCACGGCGAATATTGTCTGCCTCACTGTCAGAATAAACAAGCCATCCAGCAAAAGGCCCAGCAGTTCCAGTTATTGTGTTTAGAACATTGATGTTCTTGAAGCAACTACCATTTAATCCAACACGTTTTGTAGATGCTTGCGCAAATTCAAAGCCAGGATCACCAGCAGTATGCAAAGCAGCTGCATATGTAATCTGTTTAATTGAGACTCCATCTACAGTAATTGCATAGCAACTAGATAGCCGTATTCCTATCGAACCAGTATCCTGACCTGTTACAGCTCTAGACAAATTACCTATGTTGATCCTTGTCACACTAATATTGTTTGGATGAGTAGTATATAATGTGCCAGCTTCAAATGCAGTTTTATTTGCTGATTGTGCCGCATTTGTATCCGCTACGCTAATTGACTCTCCAATGTAGCCCCAATCCATGAATACACCACCAAACAGGGTATTACTGTCTGGGATAGTTATCTGATCAATTCTACCGTTGTTGGCTCCACCTACAATAGCAATAGCTGTTGCACCATTACAAACACTACTCAAAGTTAAATTAGACATTTCCCAGCCATATACACCTTCAAACGAGGATATACTGCCGACAACACCACCTTCTCCATAAGCAGGCCCCACGCTGATAGGAGAGTGCCAAATTGCTTGCGAGCCTGCTGAGTTACTAGATGAAACAGTAATAGTTCCATTATGGATTTGTGATTTAGTTTTTAGCCTGACGCCATATACAGAACCAGTACACTCAAGTGACAAAACACTTCCATTGAGGTCAACATAAACATTGTCTGGGATTACAAGCCCTTTGTTCGGAGTAGTGTCATTGATTACAATTCTATATACTTTGCCATATCCAGCTGTAATAGTTCCACCACCTAATAGTGCTAGTCTATTCAACTCTGCTTGGAGTCTTGGATAATCGTTGACGATTGCATTTCCTACACAGCCAGCACTTTCAAATGTACGAAAGAACTTCAGAATTGCAGCAGACCCTTGCCGAGCAATTTGATCTACAGCAGTAGGAAGTTGGTCTCTGAGAGAACGAGGAGGCATTATTGACTAATCCTTGCTTCAATTGAACCACTTGTGTACGCAGTACAATTCCAACGATACAACACACCACTTTCTGGCTCTGCAAAGATTTCTTCACAAGGTGCAGTAAATTCAATAGCAGTGCCCAATGCAGTTAGTGGGTTCCAAGTTACTCCGTTATCATAACTGCGCTCTAGTTGCAGTGTTGCAACAAATGTGCCATCAAGACTAGCATTAAATGTACCACGCATCCGAGCACTAGAACTTACTTCAACAGCATTCAGAGTTTCATCCACTTTAGCACGGTTGACAAATGATACACCCATACCATTACCACCACGATCAGCATAATTAAGCATCAGTTATCTCCTCAAATACACCGTCAATGGTTGGCAACTTGTCATCAGTCTTACGAACAACTACAATCTGTAGTGCGTTCTCCATTGTATGTTTATGCTCGATAATATCATTAGGACGATGGCCACTGCGATCAAGAATATCTTGCGATGCTTTGAATGATAGCACATCATTGTCACTGTCTGCAAGTTCTACTACACGCATAGCAGCTTTACGAGCATTAGCAGCAATTAAACTCTGTACGTCATTCTTAGCAGCTTCCATCAAGTTGTCACGTGCAGACTGCATGAACTCTTGAAACAACTCACTCTCTTTAATCAGTTTGACCTGATCTACAGACAGCTTGTTATCAAGAGCAATAGCAACTTGAGTCTCACTAAGACCGAACAGAGTATAGAACGCAACTAGTCCGAGTGCATTCATATCTTTAGGTGGAGCAGGAAGATCAGCTACACTCTTACGAGCAGACAACACGATCTTCTGTGCTTCACTATTAGATGGCACTTCAACAAACTTACGTTCACGTACAGCTGTACCTGTCTCTGGATTGATGATAGTACCATCTGCTAGAACAAGAGGTTGATTAGCATCTGCTAACATTACCGTACCCTTACACGCTTCAATGCTCGCTTCTTCATTGCATCTTTAACACTGCGTCCTACAGTAGCACGAACACCAGCATCAGGTGAGTAATCTTCACCATAGATTAGACTTTCTGGTGCAGTCTTAGCACTGTTTGCAATAGTAGCATTAACACCAGACCTATTCTCTAACATAGGACGTGATACACCTTCAATAGTCTGTTGTGATGCAGGTGCAGCTTTAGGACCAGTCAACAATTTCTGTCGCTCAATCAATGCTTGTTTAGCACTAGGAGCAGCACGTCCTTGTATAGTACCACCATCAACAGTACCAGCCTGCATACGTCTTGCACGTCCAACAGCACTGTTACTGCCTTGCATGAGTCTAGGCTGTGTAGTGTTACCATCACCATTAGCTGCACCACCGGGTACAGGAGCAGGACCAGTATTAGCACCAAACTCTGGATCATTAATACCACTAGAACCACCTTTACGACGATTACGCATAGCTAACAGTGCAGCAATACCACCGCCACCAGCAGCACCACCTATAAGCCAAGGCAAAAAGTCTGACATATCACCACCCGGCGTGTTAATACCAACTGGCTTTTCATCAAACACTTGTGGAATGTCACTGGTGTCAGCACCGGGAGGTAGAACATTTGCTTCTGACTGTGCAATACGATTGTTAACTACAACGTCCATCGGGTTAGGACTAGAGGCATTACTAGTTGTAGTATTAACATCAGGTGCAGAACTAGTAACTGTATTAGGATTAGGAGCAGATGCATTAGGAACATTAGGATAGATGCTCATTTTACCACCTGCTGCCATCAATCCACGTTGACGTAGCAAATCTTCAATAGTGATAGGCTGTCCAGTCTGCTGACTAATAGCAGGACTTACACCATCTTGACCAGCTAGAACTGTACCCTGTTGCATGTTAGATCACCACTTTAAATGCGACTTCAAACGAAGTATTACCTACAGATGCTACACCACCCTGCACAACACGTATACCAGTACCTTTTGGTACAACAATCTTTCTGCTGTAATCTAAAAACTCTACAGGATCGTAGTTGATAGCAGCAGTTTCTTCTGGGAAGATGTTTACAGTACTAAGAACTGCACCTGCTGTTGCACCACCACTAGGAGAGTTACGAGCAGATATAAAAGGAGATAGACCACTCATGTTGTTATCAAACTTGCTAAAGGTAGCAGCATTGAGTGCAGTACCTTCTAAAGTTGCAGCAGTACCACCAGTACCTATAGCACTGGTACGAGTTAGATACAACGCTAGTGCAAGAGTGCCAGTAACAGCAACATCACCATGCTTTTGTGCAGTTACACTTTCAATGAGCAGCTTAACATTACTGTTTGCATCATTGAACAGATCGAAGTATACTTTGTTTGCTCCAGCTGCAATAGGTGGAATAAACAACTTATATTCGTTGTATGTAACAACACCACTACCGTTACCAGATAGATCAGGTGTAGTAGCGTAAGGCATTAGAACGTACCCCCACCATTACCAGACAGATCACGAGGATAAGTAGCAGGACGACGCGACACATTCACTACCATCTCTTTAAGAGCAGTAATATCAGCAGCATCAGTGTTACGATTGATGACAGTAACAGTCTCAACAACGCGACTACCACCACCTACATCATTAGAAGTCTCACCAGCAACTCTCTTGTACGATGCATTAGCAGCTTCACCCGCAGCAGCACCAATAGCAGTATCAAAGAGTTCCTTGATCTTCCTAAAACCTTCAACACCTACAGCACGCTGCAAACGAGCACGAGTAGGAGCCTTATTAACCAAAAGAGCATATCCAGTACCCTGATCAGACCAGAAACCAGAACTAGTAACAGCAGCCATGTTATTAAACTCCACTATTGTTTGCAGTTGTTTCCCGTCCGAAAACTCGTGTGCATTATATATTATATATGTGTGTATGTGTAGTAGTGTATATATTATATAGTATATATAACACCCTTACATGCGAAGAGGCGGGGCAGCGCCTAGACACATTTATGAGGTCGTGTCGTGGGTCAAGGGTAGCACCCGAAAATCTCATGTCAAGAGGGAAAATGCATACAGCGATTTAATTCTGCTAACACGCAACAACACTAGGGACCACTTACCCCGACAGGTGCGTAGCAACTGGCGGGCGTAACCACTCTGCACATTTACACACACTCTAGACACACAACTACAATACATAACACATGCAACACACTCTTATACAGCTGTAGTGTGGTTGTAGCATGACTCTTTGCGTTTTGTAACAGAGTTATGCTGTGTTTGACCTAAATACACACCTACACACATTCCCTCTTACCCACTTTTGGAAACACGGGGGGAGTAGGGGGGCTGTTTAGATTTGGGTTTGGTAGGTGAGTTGCATTTGTTGTGCTGGTCGGCATAGGCTATAGGATTGCTATCACATAACAACACTCACATGCTCCAACACATGCCCTTGTTTTTGTAACATGCATGTTTGGACATACTAGATATGGTGCTGTTATATGTTGTGTATACTAGATATAGTGTTGCTTATATATTGTGCATGTAGTGTGTGATATTATTGTTATATATCAATGTGTTATGTGTATGTGCTTATTATATATGCATGTGCTGTATAAAATATAGGCAGTATTTTGACATAAGGCACAAGATATGGTATGTTGCATCTATTATAACACAATATGTAGTGTTGTTTGGGTTGGCACGCATATTGCTATGTTATAGTCGTAACAAGGCTGTTTCTTGTTACGTGACAACACATAGAAGGGAACAAGCTATGTCCATTGATGAACAAATTGCAATCAATCGCGCTAACCTTGAAGGCGCATATAATCGTGCGCTTGAATATCTTAACAAACAATCTGATTTGGCAATGGAACAAGGTAATAAGCACGAAGTCTATTATTTCATGCGCCAGCTAGATCAACTTGAAACACATGTTAGGAAAGTAATGCAGCGCATTGGCTAACCATTTCAACCTTTACAGCATAACTAGTTAGTTGTGCTGTAATAGATGCAATGGTGCATCACATAGAAGGGAATACAGTTATGACTATCACTAACACCAATCAGGCAATGGAATATGCCAAGACGGCAGGCAATGCGTTTGTGTCGGCAGAAAAGAATGATGCAAAGGGAGAAGCTTATGCAATCGCTGCACTAGTCGCGTCTTGGGATAGCTTTGAGTTGTCCTATACGGTTGAACGCAAGAAAGATGAATATGACGCGCCGGTGACTATTCTTGTGTCGCAAGTTATGGACAAGACTTTCAACCGTGACGGCACCGAGGATAAGAAAGCAACTGGTGCGCGCAAGCTGGCACTGGCTAAGCAATTGTTCGGCATTGAAGAGCCTAGCAACGCTCACTTGTCCAAGATCAATCGCGCATTGATGGCCGCTCGCTATCTTGTTCACCACAAGGCGGATGTAACTATCAAGGCAGGCAAGTTGACTATTCCTTACGGTTTGGTCGAAGCTGCACCTAAGGACAACGCTAGCAGCAAGGCAAAGCTTCAGTATGAAATGATGAAAGACAAGCCGGTTAGCCTTGATGGCAAAGAAGGTATGTCCCTCTCGGCATTGCGTGCCCGTGCTACTGCCCAATTCCCTGTTAACAAGCGTGCATCGCGCACCAATACTAAGGACACTGGCACAACGCTTGTCGCGTCTATCAAGCTGGTCCGCGCCACGCTTGAAAGCCAGCTTGCCGATAACGGTGAAAGCAATGTTGCACTGACTGACAGTCTGCGCCGCGAATTGTATATGCTTACGCAATCCGCTGCCGCATACTTTGCTGCCGATCCTATTGGTGACATTGAGGACAACGCAGCAGTTAACTTCTAATGAATGTTGCGCATATCATCGCCACATTGTTCTTTGTTCTAGTTGGAGCAAGCGCCTGTTACGTGATATACAAAACACTCACTGATTGACAATCAACCCCGGTGGCTTCGGCTGCTGGGGTTTTTTGTTGTCTGTTGTTCGTGTGCTGTCGCGTGCAGTACGGATCGGCACAGGTCATATCCACACACTCGGACGTAAGTATAATTTAATCAGAATGCAGCCCAAACCCGCACAAATCAGCCATTTACTAACACGAATTAGCTACCTAGAGTGCTTCCAGATCGGCCTGTCAAGTAGGGGCCATTTGACATAAGAGAGTAAGTGTGTTACTCTACAAGAACAATAGGGGTTTGGCTTTGTTATTCCGACGCGTAGCAGTCGTGGTACAATCCTGTGACAAATCGTCTGTTGTTACATAACATGAAGTGGAACTCATATTATGAAACTCAAAGTTGCATACTCCTCTCTATCTCGTATCAATCACACCATTGACGAACAAGGTTTGGTCATGCGTAGCACACGTGATCTTATCTTTCATGCTGCTAATAGGTATGCGTGTAAGTCTGGTGCAAAGTTCTTTCATGACTATGGACAGAACAAGTATTAGGAGATTGCAATGCGTTACTATATCGAAGCATTCGATCAAGATGGACAACAAGTGTTAGGCAATCTAGATGGTCAAGCTGCACTTGGTGAGTTATCCAATCCAACACGCAGCAAGAAGTGGCGTAACCTTCAACGTCTTGCACAGTCACCAGAACAACTAGCTAAGTGTTGTCGTCGTGCTAGGCTGTGGCATCTTGTCAATGCTAATGGTACTGTGTTGGGTCGAGTTGATATTCGTAATACGTGATAAGTTGTGTATTAAGTTTGTTGTGTGTGTGTGTGTAGTAGCCACGATCCCTACGGGTCGGAACATAGAAAGGAACTAATATCATGTCTAAGTATTCCAACAAGCAGAACACTCCTCTCAAGACCAAGAAGTTCGGTGATGCACGTGATCGTGGTGATTACAGTGCCAAGCGTAGCACTATGCCTGCTCGACAGCGTGATGGACAGACTTATGCAGGTGGCAAGCGTCTGCGTAAGGCTATGAAACGTCTTGGTGCACGACAGAACGAGTTTGCTGGTATGCGTGATGCATCTGGTTACACCAAGCCCGGCTCGATGAAGTCTTAACTCGTATTAGGAGTGAGTGTTATGCAGTTCACTATCACAAAACAACATGTCGAACAGATGATACAGACACTCAAGGATGGTGATGATGCAGTCATTGCTAATCGTGGTGGTTGTAACTATGCAAATCCTTGTATCATTGGTTCTGTAATGGACAAAGATTTCATACAACATTTAGATCGAAACAATGCTTTACAAGAGAGTATACAAGCACTGCATGGAAGCTTTGTGTTGTTTGATAACGATGTTGATGCCTATGAAATATATAAAACACAGGAAGCATTTGACAATCCAGACAGTCATGAAGTTGATGAAGTAATCTATCACCTCAATCTAGCAATCAGTGGAGTGTAACATGCAAACACAGATCAACAATCCACACAAGTCGGCAGAAGATGCACGCAAGTCGTCAGCAGTACGCAGTCTGCACACCATTGCACGTGAAATCCATGACGACTGGATCAATGTCAACTACGGTGCTAAGCCTTATCTTGAAGCTATGGCTATGGGTAAGGATGTAACACGTGACAACATCAAGCAACGCAAGTTCTATCTTGACAGCTACAGCAGTGTAGTGCGTTATTTCTTGGCAAATGCTGCTAGTTGGCGTGGTGACAAGGCTAAACAGATCAAGAATGAACTCAAGACATGGATTAACTGACATGCTAACAGCAGCACAGAAAGGGCAGTGGCTCACGGACTTGCGTAGTGGTGAGTTCAAGCAAGGTATAAGTAGGTTGTGTACTGTATATCCCGATGGCAATGAATGTTATTGTTGTCTTGGGGTACTTGCTCATAGACAAGCTATTCACTGTGAATTGGAAGAAGTAGATGGTGATGTAAAAAGAAAAGTATATTACTTCAAAGATGACGAGTCTGGATACGCTGGAATAACACCAAACAGTTTATATTGGGATGCTTATGTAGTAGCACTCAATGATGCAGGTGCGCCATTCTCCGAGATAGCAGATTGGATCGAACAAAATGTCGTTACATCAGGATGACATATGGCCAACATGCTCTGTATGTGGTGATGAGTTCGATCCAAGACGACAACAGTTAGGTTATGACACTTGTTTACGGCATGGTGAGGCTAAGAAGTCTTACTGTGCTGTTCCTGTGCCAAAGTCTAACTACATCATAGCCACAAGCAGAGAGCAAGTAGTAAATCCATACTCACATAAAGGAACAAGATGATGTATCTACGTAATTCATTGGTTGCAGCAGCAATTGCAAGTGCTTTGTCAGGGCCAATCATTTCAGTTAGTCCTGCTCAAACAGTTGGCACACCTGCTAATCCTCACAAGCGTAAGCAAGATCGTAGCAAGTACATGCCACATCAGGGTGAGCGTGAGATTGCTCGTCGTCTGCGTCAACAGGAGAAGAAGTCATGACAACTATTCAAATCAAGACACCAGTGAGTGATCGTAGCCACAAGGTAGAGTTCATTCGATATGACTTGCCTGATGGTAGGCGTAGCTTTGATAACTTTCTCACGAACAAAACTGTTTATGCTGCTGCAACACGTATTATCAATCGTGGTCATAGATTCGAGGTTGAGATACTGCGTAATGGCATGATCCATGCTACTATCACTGATGATGAAGCAGATCATGCACACGTGTTGCATCCTAATGGGCCGGGACTTGAGTTGGCTATCGACAAGATGATTATTGAGTTTGATCTAGATGGTAATCAGGAGTAAGTAATATGAATATCACACATGAAGAATACGCTAAGAATGTAGCTGCACGTTGTAGTAATCAGTTCCATGGCGAACTTGTTAACTTCATTGGTGCAGCACAAGTAACTGCTAATGCATGTCGTGAGATTGTAGCTGTAGACATGCTCAAGAAGGCATTGTTCTATGGCAAGCCTGTTGATCTTGATACGAAGCCACAAGAACATATGGCAATGATTTGGAATACTGCTATTGGAGACATGAAAGAGTTTCGTCCGTTATTCCATGCGGTTCTTGGCATTATGACAGAGAGTGCAGAACTGGTAGAAGGATTTACGCTAGGCTTCTCAAAGGGTGACTTCGATACTGTCAATCTCAAGGAAGAACTCGGTGATGTACTCTGGTATATCCAACTTGCATGTAATACTCTTGGTACTTCTATCCCTGAACTCATGACTATCAATGACAAGAAGCTTGAGAAGCGGTTTGGTCCTGTGTTCAGTGAGGACAAGGCTAACAATCGTGATCTTGATGCAGAACGTAAGACACTTGAAGGAGAATAATCATGCGCAATCTCGAACATGCAGCTATCATTCTTGATGAGTCTCTGACTACTGTTAAGGTACACTTCAAGACTAGTATCCAATATGTAGGTCGTATTAAGGAATACACTGGTGGTGATACCTACACCTATCTGTGTGAGAAGTCTCTTGCACACCAGCTAGACATAGGTGATATTGTTGTACTTGAGGATGCTCCGACTGGTGCTACTTGTAAGGTTGCACAGGTTGTATCGATCGACAGTGAGAGTGATATTCTTGCCGATACTGACATTGAATACAAGTTTGTTATCGGTAAGGTAGACACTAACTATCGTATCCAGATGCGTAATCGTCTGCGTGATAGTGTCGAACAACTCAAGACTATTCAGCGTAACAAGATGCGTTATCAGATGAAGCAAGAACTGATGCTTGAGTTCAAGGGAGATATTAATGCCTCTGCCGCTGATACGAATAACATTGCCAGCTCGAATGCAGGTGATGTGCTTTGAACGTGACAAGGTGAACAGATTGTACCGTGCTTGGATACACACTAGTGACTTCGAGTACGGTACATTCCTTGAGTTACATGATGATGGACTCATAACACGTGTTACGATCAGGAAGCATGAGCCTGATGATGTTGTTGTGATTAAACCTAGAGATGAGGATATATGACAAAACAATATAAATCTTCAGATGGTCCAGTATTAATTATATCGAATAAAGGAGTCCATCCAACACATCTTGACAAGATTGTAGATGAACAAAGAGAGTATTACAACCGTAAGCAAACTAAGGAACAAAAAGATGCGTGATCCAATGCCACAACCAAGCAGACCTACTATGGTCAACGCAAAAGAACTCATAGAACAGCTATATAGACAGACAGATAGCAAGACTTTCTGGACACATCATGACACTCGTGATGTTATCATCTGTGTCGTGTCGTGCACACTGGGTACATTCATTGGTAACAGTGGTGCGTTGTTTGTTGCTAACATGATGGGATGGTTGTGATGTGTCAGACCTAAAGAAACTAAGTAAAGTCTTTACCAAGATCGACATGCAAGCAACAAAGTGTATGCCTCACATGGATACACCTTGTTGGCCATTCAAAGGTGCACTGTCTAAGAATGGCAGACCTTATGTACAGATTGATGGCAAGAAGTATCTAGCATACAGACTTAGTTATGAATGTGTACATGGTCTAGGCAGTCTTGATGGTAAGATCGCGTGTCATCAGTGTGACAATGAAATCTGTTGTAGACCTGATCATATTAAGCCAGGTGATCACCAGAAGAACATGGATGAAATGAAAGAGCGTGAACGTCATGGTATGCCACATCATGCAGTACGTGCGATACGTAAACTTGCATCACAAGGTAGATCACATCAAGAGATAGCTGACTTGTATGGTATTGGTAGATCGACTGTGACAGAGATTGTCAATGGTGTGAATTACAGTCATGTAGATGGAGATAACAATGAAACTAGTAATACAGATCAAGCCTGATGGCAACAGCATCTATCAGTTGTTTGAGAAAGAACCTGACTTGGAAACTCTACAGAAGATGGTAGAGGGTTACATCCAAATGGTCCCTAATTGGCCTCGGTTTGCTAACATGAGTTGCGAAGTGTATGCCAATGAGGATGGCTTGTACAAGAACATGGATTACAACACAGAAGCAACTAATCTGTGGCGTAAGTATCTAGATAGCACAGGTCAAGAATACGATCGAGGTATGGCAACTCTGGTAGGACCAGTGGTTCTAGTATGTGAGATTAACTAGACCTACTATATGTAGTGGGTTGACTTTTGAATGAAGGGAATGTAGTATGATTAATCCTGACAGCCTTAGTGATGCCGAACTTGTAGCATGTGTTACTGAACTCGTGGCACGTGCTGCTGCTCATATGCGTAATCAAGACAAAGATGAGTGGTTTGGACTGAACATTGAGTGTTATGGCTATACCAACAGTGGTAGTTCGATTGAAATCAAGCATCAAGCTATGTTAGGCAGTTCTAATACAACCAAATCTGTTACTGGTGACTTGATTAGGTCTGCTGTTAATGTAAACCAGATGCGTTATATGGACAAGTGTACTCCAACCGTGCATGTATCTCTTGCACTGCCTGCACCTGCTACAGATGAAGCAGAGTTCGTTGAAGTGCATGAAGATGACATGCCAGTCTAAGGATTAGTACAATGGTAGAAACCGTAACAGCATATATGGCTAGTGATGGATCACTGCACCGAACCAAACTTGATGCGTCAAGACATGATGCACGTGTGTTGCTGCTCAAGTACATAGGCAATGAAGGTTTTGTAAATCAACTGCTTGATGACCCTCATTATATTGTCAATGCACTATATTCGTTGTGTGAACTGTCTGCAAAGAAGGTCATCAATGAGGGATGCAAGAACGTCTGATTTGACATAACACGTAATATGTGTTATAAAGAACTTACACTGTCCACAAAGACAGTTGTAGCTGATCCAACTGCAATTGGTGAAGCAAGCTGGTAATATAGTTGCAGCTATGTTACTAGTGTGGGTAGTAAGTATTCACGTTATCTTGTGCTCTGCTTACGTGACCCACAACTTGTTATGTATTACTATATCTACCATGAGGTAATTGGCTTGCACCCCCTACATACCCCACCCACGAACAAGTGGCTCCAACATCCTCCCTTAGCTACTTGGATCGACGCAAGACAGGTTGCTCATGGTAGTTCTAGTTGTACATGAAAGGAACTTACATGCGACGACATAGATACAAGAAAGATGATGAACCAGACAGTGTTAAGTTGTCTGTAACATGGACTAAGAAGAACTACGACGCAATCAAAGCCTATGCTGATCGTAACAACATGTCGTTCAGTTGGGCTGCTAACATCTTTGTAGAAGGGACTATGAACAATGAGTGATATTCTCAAGATCAAGAGTGCAGTACTTAATGCATTCACTAAGATTGGAAAAGTCAATGGAACAGCACCCCCAACCAGTCTCTCTAATACCTTCCCCATTGCTTATGAGTTCTTTGTTGCTCAAACACTGCGATCAGTCGCCAACAAGCGATACGAAGCAGCAAAGATCAAAGCAGAACAAGCTGGGCTTTTCGGTGATGACACCAAGAAGTTGCCTGTTGGTAGTACTACTGTACACTCCAACGAACACTTCGACATTGTTGCTAAGAAAGCTAATTCATCAGTTACACTTGACAAGACACAACTCCACAATTACTTGTCACGTGAGTATGATGAGGTCACTGCACTTAAGATACTTGCAGCAGGTGAGAAAGAGCGGGCAGGTGCTGTAACTATCGACTGTAGTTTGAAGGGATCGTAACACGTGACAGACGAACCTAAGTTCTCACAACAGGATCACGGCAAGCGAGTGCGTGTCACAGATCGTAATGGTCGTGTGTACTACGGAACTATTCGTGGTGTGATGTATCAACCGAACTTTGTTGATATTGATACACCTGATAGCAAGCGTGATCCATTCTACTTCCCTGCTGATATGGTAGAACTGGTTAGCGATGATGATGACAGTGTAGTTCCTACTGATGGCTGATCGCTGATTGCAACACGCTGCTAGTTTGTGTTGCAACACCGTCCCTGTCTGTCAGTTGTCTCATCGTCCAGACAGGGACACCTTTTGTAAGGATAATCTATGTGAAGGATAATGTTGTGCAATTCCAAGTGAAGCCAAAGAAACTAACAAGGACATACAAGCGGCATCACTACACAGTTGAATATGTACCAGCCACTAAGAAGTGGAAGTGGATTGTAGAAGTAGTCACTACAACTCGATATGGTGAAGAAGCTGAAACACAGAACAAAGCATTCCGTGCAGCAGAGAAGCACATTGATCGAGTGTTGAAAGCACAAGGTAAGGAGTCAGCATGATCCAAGCAGCGGCAGACACACCAATACAACGTGCTAGTATCGATCAACTCACGTTTGCAGAACTGGAGAGTCTTGTAGAGGAAATACAAGAACGACGGATGCGTAGTCAGACTATATATCAAGAGGCTCTAGCTGCAAAGGCTGCTATCAAGGAGAAGAAAGACAGAGACTTGTATCAGAAGCGTCTAACACAGATCGAGAAGAAACTAGACAGTGTTAACAAGGCTTGTGATATGATTGCAAAGTACATGAATGAAGTGAAGTTGCTTCGCATGACCGTAGGTGACTTAGCATAAGGATTGATAGATGGTAAATATAATTAAAGGTGGTACAGGCGATGCTGATGTACTGCGTGGTCGTGATGTAGAACATGAGTTGCGTGGTGTAGACTTGGATAGTCGTACTAAGTCTATTCTTATTCAACTTGCAGAACGTACTCACCAGAACAAGAAGGCTATTGCAGAATTGGCACTCATGTTTGATAAAATGATTGATAACATGCAGGGCTTTGCTGACATTGCTCACAACATGAAAGAGCGTACTGACCGCTTCGTCAAGGATCAAGAAGTGGGGGAGCGTGTAGATGAAATCAATAAGCCGAATTAAGAAGGTATCACTACGTCTAGCTACAGAAGCTGACAAGCATATACCTGCTTATGACAACACAAAGTTACAAGCCATCAATCAATGTCCTACATGGGGCATTATTCGTTACACACATCACAAGACTATGTATAGTGGTGGACGTAACATGGCTCTAGAAATGGGGAGTGCAGCACATGAATTCTTTGCAGCGGTGCGCTTGTGGCAACTTCGTTATTACCAACAACAGCCCGATCTTGCAGACTTCCACGGCTATAGGTTGTATGGAACTACACGATATCAAGGGATGTTATCTGCTATTAGAAATACCCAAGATGAGCGAACGCAATCACTCGATTTCACCCTTGCAAGTCTTGACGGATGTGGCTTCTATGACGACCCAAATGATAGACGACGCACGCTTACCAATCTAGAAGAAGCATGTATTGCTTATGTAGATCGTTGGGACTTCAATCGTATGCCTGTTTGGGTACGTACTCCTGATGATGTAGAGAGTGATGTAGGTATTGAGTGTCCGTTTGATATTGTTATCACTTTTGAAATGATTGATGACAGTGTTGTACAGTATCGCTTCATTGGTAAGATGGATGGACTACATGAGCGGGATGACATTCTGTACCTACACGAAAACAAGACAGCATCACGACTTGATGACAGTTGGCGTAACAGCTTCTTGTTGTCATCACAAGTCACTGGCTATTGCATTGCTGTAGGTGTATGGGCAGGTAGGCCAGTTCAGAACGCTGAAGTATACGGCGTGACTGTGCCACTACCCAAGTCGTATGACTACGGCGGTATTGTAAGGGAGACAGTTACACGACATGACTATCACTTCGCACGATGGTTCGATTGGTTCTTGCATACTGTAGAGTTGGATCAGAAGTATCGTAACAACATTATCGATGCACCTAAATATACTCACAGTTGTAATAGGTACTTCTCGTCATGTCAGTTGATCCCGTTCTGTGACAGCAGTGATGAAGATCAAATTGAGATGTTGAAGGACATGCACGTCGAGGAATGGTCACCCTTATTCGAGACAAGCGGAGATTAACATGCCACAATTCATAACAATCAATGGTGATCTAATAGCAGAGACAGAAAAAGCATGGCTTGTAGCTATCGATGGTGATAGAGACAACCAGACATGGCTTGCTAAGTCACAGATTGAAGAAATCGATCCCGATGCAGAGAAGGGAGACAAAGACGTAGATATTGTTATCAGTGAGTGGTACTACAACAACAAGATTAGCAAAGAGACAGATTGATGGAAATCTCTATCCCAGGTGTGACTATTAAGTCTGCCAATGAAATGCAAACACGTATGTCAATGTTGCTGTGGGGTGCTGCTGGCTGTGGCAAGACTACTCTAGCTGCATCTGCACCGGGTAACAAACTACTCATCAACTTCGATCCTGATGGTACTATGTCTCTTGGTGCGCGTGATGACGTACTTGTTATGGACTTGTCTCGTGAGAAGTACAATGTTGTAGAGAAGTTCAAGAGTGATGATCCGTACAATCTAAGTAAGGTATTATCTGATGATAGCTACGGTATTGATACTGTTATTGTCGATAGTCTCACTAGTTACAGTCAGTATGCAGTTGAACAAGGGATTGCAAATACTAAAGGTGCTACACTCGAACGACCTTCACCGGGGGCTTATGGTGCACGCAATGCTCTCACTTTGCGTCTTGTGGCTGGCATGCTTCGTCTTACTGGTAAGTACAATAAGAACTGCATTTTCATAACTCACGAAGATGGTCCTACAACAGATGACAGTGGCAATGTCCTCTACATCACAATGATGTTGGGTGGTAAACTGCCTGACCAAGCTGCACTACAGATTAGTGAGGTTTGGTTTATGATGGATACTGGTAAAGAGCGTCGTGTACTAGTACGCAACGGTCGTACCAGAAAGCCTATGAAATCTCGCATGTTTGACACAAGAGATAAAATAGAGTATATTAGCAAATACGATCCTAATGGGGATGATGCTCCATATGGATTGCATTCTTTAGCAAGTTTTATACAGGAGTACAACGCTAATGGCGGCAACAAAATCAAACTCCCGTAACAAGAAATCCCAAGCGGATGCAGTGACTAATGAGGCGAAGTCACCTGCTACTCAAGCCTCTGTTGCAACAACTAAAGAAAGTACTAACATGAGTGAACACAGCATCATTGAGTTTAGTGAAGATATCTCGAATGCAGAAGCACCTGCCCCGCTTCCGGTAGGTGACTATCCTGCTGAAATTCGTGGCGCAGAACGTAAGACTAGTGCAAAGGGCAATCCTTATGGTTCTGTTACGTTCTTTATCGCACCCGAGAATTACCCGGCTGATTTCGTTGAGGGTGATCCTGACGGCATGACACTGCTCTATAACCGGGTCACGCTCGATGACAGTCCGCAGGGTCGTTACCGTATGCGCAAGTTCTGTGAGGCCATTGGAGCGCCCATGGGCAGCAAGGTAGACCTGAACGATTGGGTGGGCCTGACCGCTACCGTATCGATCGGACACGACACCTACGAGGGCGAGACGCGGGCAGTCATTACCAAGGTCAACGCTGCGTAATTAGTGAGGCATGGTGCATTTTGTTATTGACAGATGCACCATGCCTTGCTACCTAACATATGTCCTTTGGACGGATTTACTTGAAAGGAAAATTTCTCATGGCTGACAAGACTGAAACCACCGAAGCCCCGAAGCGCAAGCGCGCTGCATTCACCCGTACCCCCAAGCCGATCTACATGCTTGTGGCTCGTCGTGATGATGAAGGTAATCTCCAGCCGTTTGATGTTAACGCGCATGGTCTTGAGTTCCAGTTTGAACGTGACACTGACAAGGTTCTCGAAATCGTGTCGGATAGTAATGGTGCGTTCAAGCCGATCAAGGTTACTATCCCGGTCGCTGAAAAGAAGGCTATTGCGTAACTCGTATTACGTAACAGCTTAAACACTAGGCAGGGGTCGGGGTACAGGACGGTATCTCGGCCCCTGTCGCATGAAGGGACTAGGCAATGTCAGTGATGCGCGATCAAAGATTACAACTCACAATACCTTACCCAGCACACATTCCTCGCGGCAGAGGCATCAATGCAACAGGTAAATTCAGTGCATGTAAGCTAAAAATGAGTTGCACACTCGAAGAAAAGGCACTATTAGAAAAGGCAGCAGAGAAAGCACACGTATCACAATCAGAGTTTGTACGTTGGTGTGTTTTATATGCGGCAAAAGAGGTAATGAAAGATGAGCAAGCTGAACGACAGGATGATCGAACGGATCGGTGATGTTCTAGCTGCTGCACTTCTCAACAACGAACAGGGTGTTGTAGAGTGGGCAGAGCGGGCAATCGCTGATGCTAACACTCTTAACCGTGTCCGTGATCGTGACATTAATACACTTAACCGACTGGAAGGGATATTTAGTCGTGACTTCTACAAACGCAACTGTAACGGAGCAAATCCCGTTTACGCTTGATCCTAAGCAGGAAGAAGCAGTACACCTTGGACTTGACGTAACCAAGCGTGTTGTTGGCATCACTGGTGCAGCAGGCTCTGGTAAGACTACCATCCTGCGCATCATATATCGCCAACTAGAAGCAGCAGGCTATAGTGTTGTACTGTGTGCACCTACTGGCAAAGCTGCAAAGCGTATCTATGAAGCGACAGGCATTGAAGCTATTACAATCCACCGACTGCTAGAGTATTCGCATCCCGGTGAACCTGATCCTAAGACGGGTAAGCCTTGTCGCTTCACTTTTCCCAAAAGAACATCTAGTAATCGACTTGAACAAGACGTTGTACTCTGTGACGAGTATGCGATGGTGTCTGATGAAGTTCACAGGTCACTGTTCAATGCTCTCAAAGCAGGTGGTGCTATTCGTGTGTTTGGTGACAACAATCAGTTGAAGCCGATCGAACAAGATGAACATCTGAATAAGCAACCTAGCAACTTCTTTCGCATCTTGGACCAGTTCCCGTCTGTTCGTCTTGATACAGTACATCGTCAAGGTAAAGATAGTGGTATCTTGCTCAACTTGCAGCAGATACTCAAGCGCCGTATGCCTGCTAAGAACGATCAGTGGCAGATGACTATTACTGATCAGCCTGTTCGTGCACTTACTGACTATATCATGGACTGTCTGGATCAGGGTATCGACTTTACACAGGTTGAGAACCAGATCATCACTACACAGCGTAATACTTGGATTGGCACTATGCAACTTAATCAAGTTGTGCAGGGCCTGTTCCACAGTAAGCTTGATCCTGCTTATCACATCCCGCGTCACAAGTGGGTTGAAGGTGATAACAAGGAGAAGGGTGGTACTATCCGCATGTATGTTGGTGATAAGGTCATCATGACCAGCAACAACTACAACCTGATGGTGTTCAATGGCGAGACTGGTGTTATCAAGGAGATCGATCCTGGTACACAAGAGATCATTGTTGACTTTGGTGACAGAGAACAAGCATTTCCACCTGTTATGGAAGTACTCAACCAGTATGGTAAGATTGTTCAGGTTGACCCACGTAAAGACCTTGACCTTGCATATGCTATCTCGACACACAAGAGTCAGGGCAGTGAGTATCGTCGGGTCGTGTACATAATGAACAAGTCAACCAGCTACATGCAGAACATCCGTAACTTCTACACCGCTTGTAGTCGTGCACGTGAGCATGTTAACTTGATTAGTGACCAGCGTAGTATTGTTAACTCTCTTAACAAGGCAGGATGAAGGGATAATATCATGAATAACAACGATGCAGTACTCATTCCACAGCACTTAGCATTCGGTATTAGCACTAATAATGTCACAGGTATGAAAGCAATGGAGTTGTGCCTTGATGACTCACTTCGCATTATCTTTTGTAAGGAAGAAACTGATCTGTCTGTGAGTACCATTCAATGAAAGTAATCTTGTTCAATGGTCCACCGGGTGTAGGTAAGGACACTGCTGCACGTGTAGTACAGAAGCCAATCCGTGACTACTACAAACGTTGGAATGCAGTTGAACATTTTAAGATGGCTGAACCTCTCAAGAAAGGGGTTCATGCCATCTTTAATTTGTTCTACAGTCCAGAGCATTACGATGCATACCCTGACGAGAAGAACGCTAAACACGAGTTGTTGTTTGGTATGTCACCACGTGAGGCATATATCTGGATGCACAAGGTACTAGCCAAGAAGTTTGGTGATGACATTGTAGCTAGATTGATGCTTAACAAGTTGCACAACACTCGTGATGTGAAATGTGTCTTGCTGTCTGATGGCGGTATACTAGAAGAACAGCGTGTCATTGTTAACTACGTCAAACCACACAACTACAAGATCATTGAGATACGATCGCCAGATCATACCTTTGAGGGTGACAGTCGTAAGTACTTGGGTGAAGCACTCAAAAAAGAGTTTCCTAACATACATTATGAAAAGGTGTGGAACTTGCATGGTGGTACTGACGAGTTACGACTGTTCAACGAAATGGTAACTGCATCTGTAATGAAGTTCATAGAGGATAGAGATTGATGTTTACTATCGGACAGATGAACCAAGAGATAATGAAAAGGATACAACAGTATGGCCTTACAATTGATTGCGGAGTCGACGGTTCCACAGATGCTACCATTGCTATCATTGCTGAAGCACCCGGTGACCGTGAACGAGTACTCAAGATGCCTCTTGTGGGTGGATCAGGAAAAGTTCTCTGGGACACTGTCCGAAAGTATGGCATCAATCGACGTAACACTTACATTACAAATGTCGTCAAGAAACAACTGCTTGGAAGTGGTGATACAAAGGAAAGAGTAGATGACGGAGACTTTGCAAACTACAGTGCAATCTTGCAGTGGGAACTCTCGCAACTCCCCAATCTCAAGTACATCCTCTGTCTTGGGAACTTCGCGCTACAAGCGATTACGGGCTACAAAGGGATCAATACCTATCGAGGAAGTGTCTTTCCTGTACAACTCCGTCAAGCCTACAACGACAAGGAAGTCGTAACACGTGATGTACAAGTACTAGCTACGTACAATCCTGCTGCTGTACTGCGTAATCCTAGTAATGAACTCATGTTCAAGTTTGACATGGGCAGACTGAACGAGTTGGCAACTGGTAAGTTTGAGCAGCGTGACGTTGAAGCTATTATCAATCCTACATTTGATGAAGCAATGGCTTACATCGAGAAGATGCGGCTGTCACCTGATCCTGTAGGACTTGACATTGAGACTTCATCAGGTGAGACGATCTGTATAGGATTGTCTGACAATATTTACAATGCTATGTGCATTAACTTTCGTGATGCCAACAGTAACAGGTTCACTGTCAAACAGGAAATGCAGATATGGGTAGTAATACAACGCTTAGTCAAAGACCCCAATGTGCGTTTAGTGATGCAGAACGGTATGTACGACGCAAGTTGGCTGTGGTTCAAGGATCGTGTCAAGATCGAGAGTTTCTGGTTCGACACTATGCTTGCACATCACACCTTGTATCCCACACTACCACACAATCTGGGTTTCCTTGTAAGTCAGTACACTAATCACCCATTCTACAAAGATGAAGGCAAGATTTGGAAAGAGACAGGTGATATTGATGCAGAATGGCGATACAACGCTAAAGATGTGTGTCTCATGCTCGAAGCACAGCAGAAGATGCTCAAAGAACTACAAGCACAACAGATGGACGAGTTCTTCTTCTCTCATGTTATGACTGTACAACCACATCTAGTTGACATGACTGTGCATGGTGTTAAGATCGACACTGATCTAAAAGAGAAGATCGTTGTTGACATGCGTGCTAAGATCAAGGTGATGAAGGAACAGTATTATGATATGGTTGCAGCCAGTACTGGTGATCCTGATTATCGTCCTAACCCTAACAGCCCGAAGCAAATGGCTGAACTGTTCTTCAAACGACTTAAGTTGGTTGGACGTGGGCAAGCGACGGATAAAGAGAACCGTCGTAGAATGCGTGATCATCCTCGTACTCCTGATGATTGTGTGCAACTCCTTAATCATATTGATGAACTAGCAGAAGAACAGAAGTTCGTATCAACATATGCAGAAATGAGTATAGACGATGATGGACGAGTTCGTTGTGAGTATAAACAAATGGGTGTTGTCAAGGCACCCGGTCGCTTATCTAGTGCGTCAACAGGATGGGGGACAGGCAGTAACTTACAAAATCAACCAGCACGCTCTCATGAAATGTTTGTTGCTGACGAAGGTTATGAGTTCTCCTATTTCGATCTGTCGCAAGCTGAGGCTAGAGTGGTGGGTTGGCTTGCTCCAATACCAACTTGGATCACTGACTTCGAACGGGCAAGATTGGAAGGTGGATTTGATTGTCATAGATCACTTGCAGCGCAGATGTTTAACATGGCATATGACGATACGCCAACGGAAGATATTGGGCCTGACGGTAAGCACACCAAGCGTTACATTGCAAAGCGTTGCCGTCACGGACTCAACTACAGAATGATGCCAGATCGACTTGCTACTACACTACACGTACCATATGCAGAAGCAGAGTACTTGTGGCATCTATATCACAAGATCAATCCAGAGTTGCAAGAGTGGTGGGCTAAGACTGTAGAAGAAGTCAAACACAAACGTAGTCTGTTCACACCATACGGCAGACGATGGATACTATTGGAGCAGTTTAGTGATGAAGCAACAGAAAGTATCATTGCGTTCAGACCGCAGAGTACGATTGGAGACAAGGTTACTAGAATTATTCGTCTATGTCACAGTGATCCTGATTGGCCTCGCGGCTTGGCACGTATTGCCCTCAATATACACGACGCACTCATTGCCCTTAATCATATTAGTGTTGGGCCTGTGGTTAGGGCTATAATGAAGAAACACGCAGAAGAACCTATTATTATCAAAGGCTATGATGGAGTTGAACGTGAACTGATTATACCAGCAGACTTGAAAGTTAGTGTACCTGATGAGCATGGTGTTCACAGGTGGAGTAATATGCAGAAGGTGAAGTGATATGGCAGATGAAGCTAAACTCGAAACACAGATCAACAGTAGCAGTTTTGGTGACGAACAGACTGACAACGCTCGTTGGATCAAGTTCCCTTGTACAGTAGAGAACAAGACTGATGAATACATCGATGTGAAGTACTCACGCAATGACGATCGTACAGGTGAACCTGATCTAAACTACTATGCTATTAGTAGGTTCACAGCAGATCAGGTCAAGAACTTTGCTAAAGTTACTGACAAGGCTAAGTCTCTTGAGATTGAACACGCTGCACTTACTGATGAACTGTTGAAGTATGAACAGAACAAGCGTGCTGTAGAATAAATAACTAAGCCCCACTAGCTGCTTGTTGTGGTTAGTGGGGCAAGCACTAGGAGATCACAATGGCTAAAGTCGAACAGATAGACCGGGATGCGGCGGCCAAGGCGCTGGGCTATGGCACATGGGAAGACGCCACCGACTACCGCAATAGCGGCGCAGAGGATCGACGCGCCAAGCACATGGCCGAAGCCTTCGCCGCCCACCGCGCCACCGAACGCGCCCGCATCTTCGCAGCGATGAGGGAGCCGGATGCACTTGAGCGACTGGTTGACGATGTAATCGATGCCGCAAACATCGTCTGCTATGGCGGCTATTACGAGATCGACAGGGAAGCTGCCACGAACGCACTGGACATCGCCCTATCCGCCGCAGCCGATGCAATGGAGTCTAAACAGGAATAACTCTTATGCCAAAGCGAGTTAACTATGCCAAAATTGTTGGACCCGATACCTTCCTCGGACAGTATCTTCTATACAACGACAGTTCAGAGACGCCTCTTGTCTATGACTTCTTTACAGGACTGTTTATCCTTAGTAACGTTGTTGGTCGTACTACTGTTGTTGAGCGTGGCTCCGCTTCGGTATTTCTTAACATGTATTGTATCCTTGTTGCGGAGAGTGGTATCACAAGGAAGTCAACATCAGTAAGACGTGCTACCAAGATACTACACAAGATGGGTGTGTTCACTATTGAAAACAAGACTACACCTGAAAAGCTTGAGTACATGCTTGTAGCAGAGTCAAGAGAGAAAGGACATTGCAGTGCGGCTATTTGCATCGATGAACTCGTTAAGTTCTTGGGTAAAGAAAAGTATATGGATACTATGCCTGGTCTGCTCACTGATTTGTATGATTGTCCTGACATTCGTTCTGGTGGTGGATCATTTGTACGTGGTGATATGCGCTTGGATAATGTATATCTCAACTTTCTTAGTGCTAGTACTCCTTCTTGGCTCATCAGAGCGGTCAATCCTGATGTAATTGAAGGTGGTTTTACATCACGTGTTCTGTTTGTAGTCAGTGAGAAGCGTAAAAAGTGTAACCCATGGCCGGAGAAGCCTGATGAAGAACTACATACCAGCATCATCAATCATCTTGAACGCATTAAACGGGAAGCGTCCGACATTCCCAAGGTGGCAATTAGCAAAGGTGGAAGAAGTAAGTTTGAAGCTTGGTATAGACGTAGAGAAGTCAAACGAGACCCCTTCCGTAAGTCTTTCCAGTCGCGGGAAGATGGTCACATCCTCAGAGTTGCTGCGTTGCTCTGCATCAACGATCAAACCTGGGAAATACAAGCTACACATATATCCGCTGCGATCCGCATCATCGAAGAAGTAAGAGAAGATGGAGCACTGATCTTTGAAGGCACAGGTACTCACGGTCGTACAATCAGTGGGATTGACAACTTGCGTGACATGCTACTAGCTGCTGGAATGAATGGTGTTACACAGGCACAACTTACTAAGCGTGTGCAAGCATGGATCAATGCATCTACAGTACGTGCTGCTCTAGATGTGATGCATGAAATGGATATGGTACAGAAGTTTACTGGAATACAACTAGGTAGGGGTAGACCTAGTACACTGTACAGAGCCACCCGCTACCTAATTGATAGTAAGAGTCTAGAGAAAGTTATGGAAAGGTTAGAACCATGAACAAAGAACTTGAATGGATGGAGAGGTATCTTGAGAACACAATTGATAGACTTAAAATAGAAAGCTACGCAATAGATAAACAGATAGAATTGTTGCGCAAGTTCCAAGATGACCTAGAACGCTGCAAACAAAACCAAGAGATTATTAGAAAGCAAAAGAGACGTTCTAAGAGTGCACCAGCTAGCAGCTATCAAGGAAATAGTTAAGGCTGCATAGGCTTGTTATACTTCTCCATATCGAAGTCCTGATACGTGAAACTAGGATCACCAATAGTTTCACGTATCTGATCTTCTATGATCCTAACAAGTGTTAGCTTCTGCATGTTGATATAAGCCCTCTCCTCATTGAGTTGATTGAGCAGCTTATTCCTGTCCTCGATGTTAGTGATCTTGTGACCTGCACGCACTTCTTCAACTTGCTTGTTGATAGGTGTTAGCATGGCATCAAGTTTACGCAACTCTTTCTGCAAGGTCTGTGTGATAGCACCGATCGAAGCAAGATACGTACCTTCGTATTCAGGCTTCATGATATCTACAGGATCGAGACGAGCCAATCTAGGATCAGCATTAGTTTGATACTTACGTAGTATCTCCTGATCAAATATCACATCAGCCTTATCAACACCTTCCATCTTCTTCTTCAAGATGTTGTAGTCGGTATCACCAAGACTTTTAGTAGTAGTGTATCCACCAAGCAGTGTACTAGCAACAGGATTACTGCCACGAGCAAGTTGATCCTCATAACGCTGCATTGCAATTCTGAATGCACCCAGGGGTGTGGTAGCATCAGACTCTACAGCACGATAGGTATCATCTGCAATCTTGACGATACCCATAACACCTGATCCCAACACAGAATTAATCATAGACTCTGCTTCTGCTGTAACCAAGCTGCCAGTAGTTCTGCCTTCACCAGCAGTAGGATCGGCTTGCTGTGGACGCTGCATCATACCTTGACCAGCAATGCGTGACATTTGCGGATCGATGCCGTTGAGTGACAAGATCACATTAGCAAGAGGAATGCCACTAGGATCAAGAGGATCATTAGCCATCAGACCAGCAGTTGCAGCTGTACTAGCAGCCTCTTGCATCCTCTCTTGCTGCATCACATCTGGACCTTCCTCAAAGTACTTCATCCATACATTGAAGAAATCTTCATTGATGTTGCCCTGTTCATCCATTGCAATAGCATCAAGTGTTGCAAACAGTGGACCAGTGATAACACGCAATGCAGGTTCGATCGGTAACTCCATACCACCAAACGTAGTTATGGCAGAAGTGTTCTGTGTATCAGTCTTTTCACTGACCATTCTACGCACTTCTGGATCAACAGCCATAGCACCATAGCGCAGTGCAGCAAGAGTACCAACCAGTGCCATGGTGTTCATGGTGAACCCAACAGGATTGTTCTTGATGCTCCTGCCAATGTGAGCAAGAGACTGTACACCAATGTTAGCATACATTACACTGTCAGCAAGCATGTTCCATCCCTGACTACTGCCATGTTGTGCAGCATCTACAGAGATACGACGGACATTGCTAGCCAACTCGTTCAACTGCTTTTCTTTAGCAGACAGAGTTGGTGCATTCTTGATCTTGTTTATGTTGGTAGCTGCGTACTGATACCTGAAACCTTCCTGCATGTTACGTACAGCTGCCATGTACATACGAGAGATTAGTGCAGACTTGCTCTTGTGGAATGCATACTTACTAGTAGCAAGTGCAGCCTCATACAGAGTAGGATTACCCTGCATTGCTTCACGATAGATACGACTGTTCATCTGACTATAAAAGTTAGGAGCAATGTCCTGCATAGCTACAGGCAGAGACTTCACAGCGTCAGTGTCACCACCATATGCACCTTTAGAAGTGGCACCCATCTGGTCAAGAATTGACTTAAGACTGTTGTTGTAAGCATTCTGCAAAGTATCACGCAGAGCAGTAGTACGCTGTGGGCCAATCCAGTCACGTACAAACCCACTGTTACGTATTAGCTGTTCTGTTAGAGTGTTTGCAGCAGCTTGTGTCATTTCCCAACGCAAGTTACGCAATGCACCAATAGGCGCAGTAATCAACTGTGTAGGATCGAACCTACCGAGGTTGACAGGACTGCCTGCCTTGTTGAGCACTTCATTAATCAGACCAATATCATAACCCTGTGGTTTAGTCAGTACACCAACTAGAGTATCATACACAGGTGATGTGGTCATACCAAAGAATGAGATTACGTTACCAGCACCAGTAGTAAAGTACTGTGCAATGTTACGCATAGTACCAAGTACAGGCATAGTAGCACGCGGTGCAAACAACATAGAGTTGTATAGAGCAGGATCACCGATCTGGTAGAACCGTTCTACACCCTTGTCATAGACAGTGATAACACGTTCTGCTTTAGCTGCCTTCTGTGGGTCAGTAATCTCTTTGATAAGAGAGCGAGTCTTACCGTCTGATCCTGGGATACGGATGTTACCAGCACCGTTGTTCATCACGTCTTTAATCATATCACGACGTAATGCATTCTGTTCTGCATACTTGATTACAGAACCGATACGATCAGACAGACCATCGATAGGATTGTCTACAGCACCAACTTGTACACCCTCGAACTGTTCAGTAGCACGAGAGAACATTTCTTTGACACCCTGACTACCATCATTACCCATGCCTCTTGGTGTTTCAGGTTCACCTACGTTACGCACACTACGACCAAAGTGGACATAGTTAGGTGACTGGTTACGCATTTTGGCATAGTCAGCAGGAGAGATTAGTCCTTGATCTAGTGCATACTTGATAACACCTTGATATTGTTCACGGATCAAGTCAGTGTACTTGCCGAGTTTAGGATCAGTCTCTACAATGTTGACAAGTTGTAACATATCAGCAGGAGTCTTGTCATTGAATGCAGACTGTGTACCAGTGCGTGCTACGTCGTCTAGAGCAGACTTGTAGAGTAGCGCATCCGTCACCATCTGGAACTCGGTAGGGTCCAAGTCCTTAGCCATGGCTTCTAGAACAGGTGCAAGAGGCTCTGTCTTGATGGCACTGTTAGGAAACTCACCAGTAGCAAGAGTGTGTTGTACTTTAGCAGCAGTAGCTTGTCCTACAATACGATCAAGACGATATTCATACTGTTTAGCATCTTCTGGTGACAGTACTTCACGTGCAAGGTTACGAATAGGCTGATCTGCCTGTACAACTTTACCAATACCCTGTTGTACAAGATTATCACGTGGTCTAAACGTGCGTGTACCAGTAGCACCATCCATGATAGTACCCTGACGCAGACGCTTCAATACTTTAGCACCAGCCATGCCAGCAAGTGAGACACCTGCAATAGCAGCAGCACCTAGAACAACCTTCTCACCAGTTGTCATAGGTGTATCATTGACTGTAGGAAGTCCAGATGCATTGCCTAGTTGAATAGGCTGTGTTCTGTCACCTTCTACATAAGTGCCACCAAGTGATTTAGCCAATTCCTGTAGCTGTTCAGTAGGCATACCAGAGGCAATAGCCTGTTGCATAGTAGCAATAGACTGTTGATCCCTCTGTGAAGTCATCTGTGCAAGCAGACCTTCATCTACTTTGATGCGTTGTTCATCTGCATACTTAATGATCTGGTCATAAGGTGCACCCTTAGCAAGCATATCCTCTAGATTAGCTTGTGCAACAGCTTCATCAAGTAATTCAGGCTTCTTGTTTAGATCAGCAAGACCAAAGTAGTCATCATCTTGTGTGTTGACAGCTTCATTGATGCCTACACCAATAGCACCACTCACAGGCAATGCAGTAGACATGGGTGTATTACGTAGTGGCAACACAAGTTCACCAGCTACGTTAACAGCACCTTGTCCAACCTTACCAAGTTGTGATGTAGCACCAGTCAATCCCATCTTAGGACCGGGTACTGCAAGACCACCTGCAATGTTGAGTACAACTTGTGCTGCATTCTCTGGATCAGTGATGCCTAGATATGAGTTAGTACGATCGATAGCATTCATAGTGCCAGCAACCGAGTCACCTAGATACGTACTAGGATCGGGAACTTCACCATCTACAAGAGTCTTGACAATACCAGCTACAGCACCTGGAGCCTTAACAATAGCAGGTACATAGTTCTCGTCACCAGATAAATAACGTCCTGCTGCATTGATAGGATTGTACTGATCTAATGTCTGGTTGACATTATACAAGAACTCCTGCACACCACCAGCTTGTTCAGCCTGTCTCTTACGCAGTGCTGCCTTGACTTTATCTTCTTCTGTCGATGCATTAGCAATAGTAGTCTGTGCCAAGCCAGCAGGGACTTGACCTAGATACTGCCAAAACTCTTGGAGTGCATTACGTTCAGGCATTGTTACCTACCACCGAAAGGAGAACGTGGTTTAGTAGTCTGCAAGTTCTGTGGAATAGCACCCTTACCTTTGTAAGTAATGTTATTGCCAAAAGGTGTTTGCTCAAGTTCCCACTTAATACCACTGTCGTCAGAGCCACCACCACCAGATGCAGCACGTATCTTAGCAATAGCCCTCTGTTGCTCTACATCTTTCATCCTAGCTTGTGCATTGAGCATAGCTGCTTCTGCTGTAGTCTTATCATTGGCATCGCCATAACTCATACCATTGAGATTAGGAATGACATTGTAGCTATCAACAGGAGTAGTAGGCTCGGTGACACCACGTTGTAGTGCTGCAACTCTATCCTCATTTGTCAAGATACCAGCGTCATACAGCTCGCTAGTAGCTTCTGCCTCTGTCTTGCGTGTACCAGCTTCACGATCTGCAATGCGAGTTGTGTCATTAACTATTGCACCAATAGGATCAATCAGTCCCATGGTCTTAGCAGGCACAACACTGTTAAGAATACCTTTGTCTGCATAATCACCCAATTTATTGAGTACAGCAAGTCGGATTTCAGCATCAATATCTTTGTCCATCAACATAGACATATACTGTTGTATCTGTGCTTGATCTTCTTGCCCTTGCTGCTGTGCATTCTGTTCTCTACCAAGCAAACCCAAGTAGTGTGCACTACCGAACAGAGGGTCAGACTGTGCTTTGGCAACCATTGCATTAGCAGCAGCAGGTGCAAATACTTTATACTCTTGATCTGCACGTTCCTGTTGTGCCTGCAACATAGCAGTGATGTTCTTAAGACGATCAGACATATCACTACTCCTTAAATCTTCAAGCCTGCACCAGATGCAGCACTGCCAATACCTGCCAAGAAATCACCAAACAGATTGTAGTTGGTGTTATTCATCCTCTGTTGTGCACCACTACGCAAGCCAGACGCAGCATTACCAACAGTAGCAGCAGCAGTACCACTGCCACCCATACCAATCTCATACTTGCTTAGATCAATCTTCTGTTGATCCTGTGCAATAGCACGACCTTCTGCATCATACGTAGATGGAGCAAAGCCAGTATCAAACCTGTCGTTAGCCTGTGTAGTGAACAATCCATACATATTACCACGATCAGACAACCTATTACGGTTGATGCCTTCTGCGATCTGCATACCTTCTATGTCAGGAGAGCCAATTTGGAGACGATCCTGAGCACGTGACCGTGCAATGTTCCTAAGTGCAGACTCAACACTGCTAGAGCCAGTGCGTAGACCGAGAGTAGTAGCAGCGCGAGCCGCATCATCGTAACCCGCATTTATAGCTGCCTCTCTATCAGTGCGCAACTGATTACCAATACGAGTTCCATCGACTTGACCAATGCCACCAATGAAATCCAATAGATTAGTTCTAGCAGCATTAGCATCACCAGAAGCTTGCTGCCTACGACCTTCTACATCAAGGATACCTTGACGCCTGATAGCCTGATCGATCGTATTACGTGCAAGTTCTTCACCATAGCTGGCATCTTGTATCTGCCTCTGCTGCGGTCCAAGAGTTGTCTTGTACGTGTTAGTAGTAGGATCGAACCCACTAGTACCACCAGACGGATCAACTAGATTGAAGTTACGACCTTGCAAATCTTTAGACAGTGATTGAATGTAGTCACCGTACTCGATCTGCTTGTCAGCAAGCTTCTTCTGTAGTTCATAATCACGCTTGGCTTGTTTGTTCTTCTTGCTACCACCGATCAGACCACTGATAGCAGAACCAACTCCAAGCACCGCATTAAAGATGCTCATCAAAATACTCCTTGCGATCCAAGACCTCGGCCCTGTTCACTACGACGTTTGCGCTCTGCCAATGCAGTAGCTACATCAGTATCTCGCAAGTTCTGCGCACCTTGTGCTTGTCCTGCGGTATTAGTAATCTTACTAAAGTCGAACAAGTTAGTACCACCAAAAGCACCAAGCAGTTCACCATTTGCATTAGTCTGTGCACGTTGTCCAATCTCATTACCACGCGACACAAAGTCATTAAAGTCGAAGTTACGACCTAGCTGGAACGTGTTAGCTGCATTGTAAGCATCATCACGTACTTCATCAGCTTGACTGCGATACTTATCAATGATACCAGATGCAAGATTAGACAACTGTGCTCGTCCAGCTTCTGCACCTTGATTAATAGTATTCATGCCAGCTTGTTGACCACGCTCATTGAAAATACCGCGAGCAGTCCCCCGATCGAGAAACTGCTGCGCGGAAGTTTTTTGCTCATTGAGTATGTCATTGATCGCATTGTCTAGTAAGTTGCTGCCTACAACGCGACTACCATAATTGCGGCCAAACAGTTCATCAGCCTGACGAGTGAGTTGGCTACGTTGTTCGCTTTCCTTCCCACTCAAAGCAGTACTAGCTATGTTACGACCGTCAATAGATGCTGGATCACCGCCTTTCTGTACGTTAGAAACTGCACGATCAATCTCCTGTTGCAACAAGTCTTGATATGTGTTTCCTACTCCTCTGCTGTTGGCGTAACCGAGCGCATCCTGCAACAGTCTACTACGCAGTTCGTCAATATTGACTGTCTGAGTAGGACTCGTGATTGCAGGAGTTGGTGCAACTGCTTGTGTAGTAACTGGTTGTGACAATGAAACAGCTTCGGGACCACCGTAGTTCTGCCCCATCAACTGCGTGTACCAGTCAGCAGCATTGTAATTCAACATCGCATGTGGTCCCTATTTCAGAATAGATGTGTGGGGGGTCTTTGGGTCGTCCTTATACGACAGTATACACCCCCCGCCGCTTCTGTCAAGTGCTTTTTTCAGTTTGATCCAAAAATATCTTAACACGAGTTTAGAAAGTTTTGGGTGTTTGATTGCAGTCATTATTAACAACACACTCATATGTAGAGTTGTGGGCATCGATCTGGTCTTGTGTCTCTTTTGTATCGATGCCATCTGTGTCAATTCCACCTGCTTTAGTGATTGGTTTAGCTAATAGTTCGTAATTACTGACAGTCCGCACGGTTTCTGTCGTATTTCTCACACAACCTACGATTACGAGCGTCATCAGTAGGAGTGTTAGCGTTGTCGTTGGCTTTCTTAACATCTTCAATCACCTTCTCATTGCTTGTAGCACGTTCTTGCAGCACACCAGACTCTTTAGAAGTCTTTGCAATCATCTTATTACCAGTTGTAATGGCCATATAGATGGATGCAAGCAGTGCAACAAACAGAAGTCCTGCTACAATCCATTTACCGTGTTTGGTCCATATCAGACCTGCTATTGTCCACATTTTTCCTGTCCTCTATCGTTCTCATCTTACCGCCAGAACTCGATCCAAACCAGAAATCCCATGCACTCTTGACTAGAAGTGTCCATGTTGCGATCGTACTGCCTTTGAGCAAGTTATCAGCAGAATACTTGAGTACCCACCAAGATGCCCACGCAAAGATGACAAGGATCACTACAGTTAGGAACTGTAAGAACATCCTGTTGGGAAGCATGTCACGCATTTCCGAGTCTCTTGTCAACCCACCCGTAAAAATACTTTTCACTAAGTTCACGACGCTCACAAATAGTCGCATAACGTTCACCTTGGAATGCATCAAGAATGCGGATTAGTACTTCCTCGCCACGAGTGCCACGAAGTTCAGCAAAAGAACGCAAAGCCCGATGACTTGCAGGACCAAATCTACCATCTGCAACAATATCTCCGTATGCAGTACCACGATTGTTAAGCAAGTTCAATGCACGCTGCAAGAAGCGAACAGGAATTGCTTGGCCCATATTAACTCCCGTATCGAACATTTCGTTGGCAACACGTGGATACACCCCTGCCACCATATCCAGACCGACACGCTTCCAGTAGTATTCGTAGTAGATACTAATTGCTTCATCACGAGTCATGTCCCTCATTGGTTTGTTGTAACCAGTGGATACTGCAACAGCTTTAGTAATACCCCAATTAGTCTCACCACCGGGATCATCACGATCAAATACGTAACCGCCTTCATGACCTAGTGTAGCACTGATAGCCTTACGTGCGTGTTCATTCATGTTTGTCACCTTCCAATTTAGCTACTCGATCTTCTAATGCTTTTAGATTGGCATTGTAGTCAAGTCTATCATCTGTGAGCCTCTGTACATTAGTCTCAATAACTGCAACACGTATCAATAGACTAGATACATTTGTTCCAATCCAGAACAACATGCCTAATACTACAGCAGTAATTACACTTAGTGCAGTCTTTTCCAATGTACCTAACTCACTGTGGATAGGCTTCTTTCCTTCTTGTGTAACTTCCACTGGCAATCTCCTTACAGTGTGCTAACCCAGTAAATCTGTACAAAGACAGTATTAGACTCTGCTACAATGCCATTATCATCAGTAACAGTACACTTAAATGTAGCATTGTAATCCACACCATCGAATGCACCAGTGACAGTAAATGTAGTAGATGCACTTGTTGGACTATCAATAGTGACTAGAGCAGTACCAGAGACGAGTTCCCAATTGTATGTAAATGGACTTGTACCACCAGTGACGTTGCAAGTAACAGAACCACTAGTAACATCACCAGATACAGATGCACCAGAGTCTACACCAATAAGAACAGTTGTACTCAGTGCAGCAGATAGATACACAAATACTGTACGTAGAGTGTTGCCATCATCACGCATCTTGACTGTCTGTATAGTACGCAACACATTACTTGCATCACGAAACCTGATACGTGTTACAGTCCGTAGTATGCCTAATTCGTCTCTGATCTTGATGCCCATAGATTACCACTCAAATACCATATCACCTGGAGCACTTGTAGGATCAGTGCCAGCAGCCTGTGCATAAATACGACTGTCAGTGTAACCAGTAGCTACAAAGTGAGGAAATGCACCACGACCAGTCCTAACAAGTGCTCCACCCATAGTACCACCACCAGCAGCAAGATTGTTGAATGCAACACCAGCACTAGAAGCACCAGTACCACCGTTAGCAATGCTCAAGTCAGTGCCAGACCAGTTGCTATCACTGATAGTCGATAGAGTAGCTAGAGAGCCTAGACCAAGATTGGTTCGAGCGTCGGATGCAGTAGTCGCACCAGTACCACCATTTGCAACAGCTACTGTACCTGTAAGTCTATTAGCAGGAAATGATGTAGCATCAAGTGAGCCTGTAATAACAAATGCACCCGTAACAGATACGTTGCCAGTAATCAGTATATTGCCTGCAACATCTAACTCACTTGTCGGAGCAGCCTTATTGATGCCAACTCGACTATTGACTACATCAACAAAGACACCAGTGACGCTGCCAGCATTACCAATCTGCATGACACCAGTTGTATTGACTTCTCGTACAGTAACAGGGGTAGCACCATTTAGTGTCAGCTGTATACCACGAGTAGAGCGTGCATCAAAGATATATCCAGCAGCAGAAGTGAAACTCATTTTATCTGTTACATGTGAGTATGCAATGCTTCCTGCATCGTCATCGCTATCACCAAAGTTAATACGTCCTACACCATTTGTAGGCGTCATGATGCTAAGACCAGCAGCAGTTGATCCAGACGAAATGACTAAATCATCTGCATTTGTATTAGGAGTATTTGCAGTTCCTCCAGATGCTGTAATGGTGACTTTGTTGAACCTGTAGATGGGATCAAGCAAGTTAAACTGCGTACCGTCATACAATACACGTATTACACTACCACTAACAATGTCATCAGCAGTTGCAGCACTGCCTAGAACAAATAAGTTCTTAGCACCAAGTCCATTAACATTAATAGTAGTAGCACCAGTATTCGTAGCAGCCACCTTGATAGACAGAAGTAAGCCACTAGTGTATGCAGTAATATCAGTAAACGTGGCAGCGATAGCATTAGCTGTACCAGTACCTACTGCAAACGGAATAGGCACAGTTGCATCTTCTAGAGCCTTGAGAAATGCATCTACAAGACGCCAGTTGTTCCATTCATCTTCATGCCAAGCCTGTGAATTGAAATCAATCAAGCCAAAGTTGAAGTTTGAAGTATAAGCACTAACACTCATATCCTAATTCCTAGTCTCTTGTAGCGCATAGTGATCGAAATGAAAGCAAGTTTATCTCTAACAGAACCAGTGAATCTTAGTCTAGCTATCTGGAACTTAGCAGGCCACGCGTATAGCTTCTTGTAACTTGTGTTACGTCCACCACCAAATGGTTGAGGTCCATTACCGTAGCCGCCTTGTGATCCACCACTAAACTCTGTTGACAAAGAGAAGCTAGACTGCTCATCTACTGTCATACGACAAGTGAACTCACCCTCACCACTGGTATCAAAACTGATGTACTTACTCTCTTTGTTCCTAGCACGATCACCAAGATCAAGCCATGGCATTTCCCAATCAAACTCAATCTCATTACCTTCTGGATTAGGTGTAGCAGAGATCGTGTCTACAGCATCAGCATAGATAGGATTGTCACGTGAGCCATACAACCAGATGTTGCCATCTTTATCACCAAAGAACACACTGCGTCCAATCGATCGACAACCACACGTGAAGTTCCAACCTTCAAACACGCACCAGTTGTTCTGACGCAGTGACGGCTTATAGTTGAATACGAATGCTTTAGTCTCTGTAGTATCTTCAACAGTGTTAGCATTAGGCACGAACAGCATGTACTGACCTTCACGAGAGTCGTATACACGGAACACTCTATCTTCTAGTTCTTCTACAGACAATGCATCATATGCAGCAGTAATCTCTGGATCGATCAGTTCACTCATGCGTTCAGGCTTGAAACTGCTGGACAAGATAGTACGCTTGATAGAGGGTACACCCTGCAAGTCAGCAAGCAAACCATCATCACCAACTGCAATAGCTGCACGATGTGAGAAGCTACCATGATCCCTGATTACATCACTAAAGTCAGGTTCATGGTCATCACCAGTATAGATACCTAGAGTACCTACAACAGTGCCCTCAAGAAACAACACAAGCACTTTGTCACGGAACGGCAGTAGACCACGAATGGCAGTAGCATCACTAAGACCATTCACATCCACAAATGTAGCATCATTAGGTGGTGGATCACCAAACCAAGTACCAGCTGCACCACGTTGTGAGATGTGTACCCTCTTAGGATTGAGAGGGTCACCTGCCATTAACAGATAACGACCAGCAGCCACAACATACCTACAGATAGGTACATTGATGTTAGTGTTAGTAGCGTTGTCTTGTAGATACTCGACTTGGAAGTCGCTAGTTACAGTGAGTGGTTTGTCACTACCATTGCAGATAATAAGTTCACCACCGAACACTGCAAATGACACAAATGTAGTCGGTCCCCAAGCAGCAGGAGCATCAGGGAGCGCAGCAGCAATTGTAGTATCAAAGATGCGGGTTACAGCACCAGTACCGTTGACACGCAGTATTTCACCATTACTACCTACTACAATGATATTGTTGTTGAAGAATTCAATATTGACTATATAGGCAGTACTAGTAAATAATGCTGCACATTGTGCAAACAATCTATAACCATATCGTACAGATACTTTGCCGTCGTTGTCAGCGAACACATTACGCATGACTGTGCTGTACTTGAAGTCCATGTTTAGTGGATCATCAATAACATTAAGGCCGCCACTGAAACCACGTAGTGTCGCAGTTTGCAATGGCAGCCTTGCTCTGATCTGTTTAGTAATAGACTTCATTATCTACTCCATTCAGACCATCTATCCGGAATGTCAGCACTTTCTGTATCTAGCAGAATAGGCGCATGTAGATTGTCTTTCTTTAGTTGATCGTACTTGGACTCATACAGGATACGATGCTTCTCTGCACTTGCTAGGTTGTCGTCATCTGTGAAGTACTGCCATGCAGCAAAGTGAGTTAGTACAGTAGAGTCGAATGGTACTTCATCAGTCAACAAGAAGTCATCATAACGCTTCCTACCTACAATCAGAAGTGTGCCAGTAGCTGTAGCAGGATAAACTCGAAACAACTTTGCTTCACCACTGGCTTCTATGAACCTAGGTGTACCATCACCAATAGGAATAGTACTGTTATAGCCAGATGGCATTTCAGGCAAAGGTCTGCGAGAGTTTTCCTTGAATATATATTGAATATCCTCATACCGAGTGATATGAGTTAGTGCAGTACTAATCTCACCAGTAGTACCATTCAAAGTTCTAGTCTCACGACGACGAAACTGTGGCCACCACTGATCTGCATACACATGATCAAATGCGTCCTGCACAAACTGCATTATAACTTCTTGTGAGTACAACTGTACCTGTGAGCCTGCAACCTGATATAGTGCACGCTCAACACGAGTTACAAGTTGTTGCATTGTTTTGTAAGTCATAACACACCTCTATTGTGGGGAGAAGCAGGACGGTGTACTTCTCCCCACGCACTACATAACAGGAAGGGATTAACTGTTATGCAGAATAGTGTGCAATACCGTGCAGACCACCATTGCCAGACGAATTGACAAAGTTATCAGTCAGTACGATCGCAACAAGACGCTTACTACCATCTGGTGTAGTGGTAGGAGTATACAAACCACGAGGATCAGCAGTAGTTGCAGTCTGCGGATCAGTGCGAACACCAGCAGTCAGAGTACCAGCAGCAGCGGCAACACCATCAGCCTGTTCTGCGACTGCATTAACAGTACGATAAGGCAGACCAAAGCGAGCACCCCAGCCAAGATCAATAGTAGTTGCAGCAGTTGCAGTCCAACTAACACTGTCAAGCCAATAAAAAGCCTTAACACCAACGACACTGTTAGTACCGTTAAGAGTAAGAGTTTCACTCATAGGCTGGCCGAGATAGTCACGACCCTTGACAGTAACAGTACTAGTAGCAGCACCAGATGCAACCACACGGACATTACGACCGTAGTTTGCATCAGCCTGATCATCGAGCAGAGTAGTAGTGCTACTAGCAGATGCAATCGACTGATCATTCAAGATGTTGTCAGCAGCACTCACAGCAGGAGTACCAAAGTCAACTTCAAGAGGACCAGCATGAATTACATCAGCAGCATAACCAGCAGCAGGGACATAAGAATTGTAACGACGCTTGTTGAAAGTCGCAATACGAGCAACCATTAGAATAACTCCTTACTTAGAACGAGAGGGCTTGCTCTCTGCCAAATCTTCAACAATCACATCAACATGATCGTCAGTACCAAAGTCATAAGGATCACCACCACGATCTACAACATCACCTGTTTCCATGTCGATGATGCGAGGCTTGAGATGATAACCCATTCTAATCAGTTCTGCCTTATCAGTAATGCGGATGCTGTGCCCTTGAGGGAAGTATACATAGTAACAGTCCTTTTCTTCGGTTACAGACTCGGCTTGAAGCATCTTCTTACCGTTACTTTCAACCATCGAATACTTCTGATACGTGACTTCTTCCCTCTTAGGTCCAACAGTCTTGTACTTAGCTTTGAGCAATGCCATGATTTCCGTCCTTAGTTTAGATTAGCTATTGTTAACAACTGCGTGAGTACGATAAGCACGCCACAGGCAATACTGACCCTGCCACACAATACGACTACCAGTTGCATCAGTATCCCAAGGCGCAGACAGGCTCTTAACCTTCATGTTCACATGACGCAGAATATGCAGACGCAGATACTTGCTGTTGATGAAATACACCTTGTTGACAGGGCAATCTTCATCATACAGCATAGGAATGTTCTGGTGCGACATTCCAGTGAAGCCAAGGTCCATCATGCGCTTACCGTTGCTGGTTTCGCTAAGATTAAAAACAATCTTGTCACGAACAGCGGCACGATACAGACGCCAGATATTGCGACCGCACAGGATAAGGTCCGGCTTGTCACTCTTGAGAGTAAGATCAAGCAAAACATCATCAAAGGCTTCTTCAATGTTAGTAGCATCAAGTGCGCCAGCAAAGTTGTACGACGAAGTACGCCACTGACTTTCAGTTGCACGGTTGATACCACCAAGAGTACCAGTGGTAGGATCATCAGGGATCAACGAAGCAAGACCAAGAGGATCAGTACCACCACCTGCTGCATACAGATAGTCACTGAACTTTTCCTTGATACTTTCTTCAAGAACGTCCATCTTAGCCTTCATCAGCTTAAAGATAACGCTCTCACCCTTGTTCTCATCTTCTTCCTGATCGGAAATGATGACAGTACCAGCAACACGCGACCAGTTGTACTCGATCTGAGTAAACTCATTAGTCTGTGCAACAGGAAGCTGATCGTAGTATTCATACGATGCAACATTAGGGTTACGACCTACAGTAAGAGGATTAGTGATGTGACGACCACCATCTTCGTACTCAACACGGTTATTAGAGAACGCCCATGCCATTAGTGCATTAGAACGCATCGAAGCCATAATCAGCTTACGACGCGACTTCTGCAAAGTAGCAACAAGCACGGTCTGCAATACGGACATTAGTTAACTCCTAGATATTCAAGCCTGCTTCTCGCATAGCTTCACGAACAATATCACCAGTATCGGCTGTTTCACTCGCAACACTCACACGATTAGCAGGAATAACATTGTTGCCATTAGCACGACCGTTAGGCGGCATAGGCTGTTGCTGCTGTTGTGTGGGCTGTTGCTGTTGATTGCTCACCTGCTCTGCAAGTGGTCTGTTCCAGTCAAGTCCACGCTCAATAAACGCTTGCTTCAACTGGAAGTACACCTCTGCCAATGTGGCATTAGGGTTCTGTTGCAATCCTTGTGCGATAAGATCGTCATGGATGCGAGCATCAGGATAACTACCATAGAAGCTAGCAACTTCTTGTTCAATCTGCTGATCGAGTTGTGCTTCGTTAGGTGCTTGCTGCTGCTGTTCCAACTGGCCCCTGTTAATCTGTCCCAACTTTTCAGTTAATTGGGCATTCACACCGGGTACTAGCGTAGCAATGTTATACCCCGCAGAGCCGAGTTCTGCAAGCAATTTCGTCATGGTCCCTACAGGATCACTGCGCATGTCAGAATACAGCTTGGTTGCACTAACAAGACGTTCAGGCTCCATCTGGTATGTCTGCTGTACTTGCTGCGACAAGTTCTGATAGTTCTGTGTAATAGTCTGCAACTGTGTAGTAGCAGTAGCAAGCTGTGTCTTGTAGTGGTCACGTTCCTGCTTGGCAGTATTCATCGACTCGTAGAAGCGACGCTCTGCACCGGCACGGACAACCTGGCCATTAGGCAGAGTTAGATCACCGGGATTACCACCTTGCTTCCCTTCTTTCTTTCCTTCTTGCTTAGACTGCTGTTGTGTATTTCCGTTAGGGTCGCTGCTGTTGCTATCCTTTCGATCAGCGGGTAGTTGGTTATTGTTTTCCGTTCCCCCCTGCGCCTGATTTGCAGTGCTGTCGCCTTCCGTAGTCCCTTCTTCCTCGACATTTGGCTTACCATCCTGTGCTTCAATTGCCATATCAAGATGCTTGGCAAGAATAGGATCATTAGTTTCCTGTCCGTCATCAATGCCAAACGGGTTTTCATCACTCTGATTAGTATTAGTAGTCATAGTCTCGTCCTTATCTAGCCTTGTGAGGCCGTTTCAAGTTGTGCCTGTATCTGTTGTAGTGCTTCGGCAGGTGGCACACCCTGTTGCACTAGTGCCTCTAGCTCTTGTTGTGCTTGAGGCGGTAAACTTGCAATCTGTTGTCTCAACTGTTCCTTGAGTTGTTCATCCGTCTGTGCGGCCTCTGGACCTTGTTGTTCTGCTTCACCACTAGGACCGCTACCTGCTTTGGTAAGAGCCATTTCCATTGTTTGCATGACCATCTGCCATTCTTCATCAGTAATCACTACCTCATTGAATGAGCGTTCAATCATCTTTAGCATAACAATAACAAGAGCAGGAGCAGCATTAGCAAACTGACCAAGTACCTGTGCCAGTTCAAGAGCCATCTGTTTCTTACTCTCAGAGTTAGGCTTGTTAACACTACCACCTTCAACACGCATATGATAGTTAGTGTTGAAGTCAGCAGGATCAGTAATACGCTTCCAGTTCTGTGCGTACTGAGGACCAATCAACTCTACAACATCTTCTGCATCCCAATTCATGAGACACATCATGATGATGTTCCACATAATGTCAGCAATGAAATCTTCAATCAGATCAATGCGTTCTTCTGTACGAATATTAGCAGTCTGACTGTAAGACTCAACAGCTTTGTTAGTGGTGTTAGTCTTGAACTGTGCACCACGCATTGCAGCATTAATACCAGTAATACGATCGATAGCAGCTACTTTACTGTCAACACTGAACAACTCTGGCACACGGATAGCAGGCGGAGTAAGAGAGAAGATAATGTCATCAATCTTCATGCCCTCTGGTACATCAATACCACGTGCAGTACCATCATCACCTTTGAGTACAGCTTCTACATCAGCTTGCTTGATCTTGTCCTTGTTGTAGAACACGTTACGACGTGCCCACTTACGACTGCGACGCAATTCGTCATTAATCTCATTGATAGCATCTTGCTGATCGAGATAGTAATTGACTTCACCACGAGGACTATTCGTGTTAGGAGACTCATGGAACCACAAGAAGAAATAAGGGAAGAACCTAGGCAGTTTGTAAGGATCATCCCATACCCAAATAGGCCACCTCCAGTTGTTGTCTGCAAACATCATCACACGACGAGTTGTCTTGTCCCACACATACCATACCTTAGTATGCTGTGCAGACTTGAATGCAGCTTCATTGCTGTAACCATAAGTAGCAGCTTTGAGTTCACCTTCACCTTGCAGCAGTGAGAAGTTGTTAACCACATCCTCTACTTGCTTGCTACTATCTACATGCATCACATGAGTAGGCTCATAGATAGACTTGTACTCGTCGCCATGTTTAGTAGCATAGACTGCATTGATGTAACTAGTAGGCAGATAATCCCACTCCATCATCCACATAGCATCACTGCCATCAGGTTCGATACTAGTAGGATCAACAACAACTCTGTCAGGTGTTAGTGAACGAGTCCAAGGACCACTAGGTGATAGCATTGCAACCTTTTCTTCAAGTGCAATGAGTTCACCTTCAATCTCTCTAATCTCTTTCTTGTTCTTAGCCTTTTCAAGACGCATAGCAAGATCAACAAGCTGCTGTTGTGCAGTCTCGTCACTATCTTGTTTAGCAGTCCAACCAATCTTGATGCCACCCTTGTTAGTAAGTAGTGAAGTCAAGATAGTACGACGCATCTTGTTCTTGAAGTTCAAGCCAGGAGCAGTTTTCATTGACATGAGTTTGTTAGCAAGACGTTCGACAGACTTACAGAACAACTCATATGCGTCGTTATCACTGGTCACAGTAACAGTAGGGTTCTGTGCATATAGCATCGGCACCATGATGCTACAGTTAGCAAACACGATGTTTTCTGTCTCTGTCCACTGCTTATTCAGTCTGCGTGAGTACAGAGTGTTACCAGACTCATTGTCTTTCTGCTCTCTATGCCCACTCTGATCGTTGCAGTAATATGCAATAGCTTCTTCCCAAGCCTTGCTACTATCACCACGAGCCTTAATACCACCATCTTTACGTGCACACCACAACGGACCCATGTGCTTAGACACAGGAATACGACTATCACGAAACTTACGATAGACAGGTGTAGTATCAGCTTCTAACTGCTTCTTACCCATACCACTAGCAGATAGTGCCTTCTCAAGCAGTGGATTGTCTAATTCTTCATCACGCATAGCGGTGTGCCTTTGTTCTAGTATTACTTGCTATCTCTTGTTCAGTCCAACGTTTGGTTGACGGTGGTGGCCCCAAATCTCGTCTTGCAAACATAGCAACTCTTGGGCGATGTGACAAGAGATATTTGAGGGTATCCATAGCGTGATCGTTGCGATCCATCGGCAAATCATCATACTCACCTTGTTGATCTTTCTTCCAGTAGTAATCAACGATTTCAGCATCAATGAACTGCAAGTTGTTACAGAAGAAGATGCGAGGCGATCCATACTCCAACTTGATAGGATGACGATGTGAACTATCTACAGCAAGATATCCCTGTACCTTAGCAATACCACTCACAATATCATTGTTAGCACGTACCATACGAATACCACATTCTGCATACATACCTGCAACAGATACACCAACAGTACGTTTATCACCACTAGTTCTACGGAACACAGCAGGATCAGCTAACACGTGACTGTCATCCAGACTTTTACCAAACATATTATGCAGATTACGTCGCTTCTGCTTAATCATCTGTGCAAGAGTATCTACACTAGCTTCTGCCTGATGGAACCCATCGAACACAAACACATTACCAAAACCATCTACAAATGCTAACAGATAACAAGCAGGCTTTGCAATACCATGGTCATATGCTTCAATGATTGTAGGATCGAACCCATCAAATATCTGTCTCTCGTAGTAGTTAATGATAGTCTCATAATCTAACATATGCACAACTTGGTCATACTGTGGATATACAAGACCTTCAAAACCACCCCACTCACCAAGCAAGAACCTCTTACGCATCTGGCCCTTGTATTCTGCTTCAAGAGTCTCAATAAAGTCAGATGGCAAGTTATCTCTGTTCTCGTATGTACTGCCTTCAAACAATTCGATGATTGGTTTACCATCACCGTCTTGAGTCAGATCAGGATTGATGATGCCATTATGAAAGTCATGTAGAGGCTTAACTAGTTTCTTATACACCCAATTACGTGTTGGGTTACACAATAGCATCATCCAACGAGGGCCAGTAGTAGGCATAGTAGGATCATCACCGGCGTAACGAGCATTACCACGCAAGCGGCCAAGTAGATCAAGATAATCCTTGTACTGTATCTCTGGGTCCTCAACTTGGTCAACAAGTATCCAGTCATAAGTAGCAGACAGAAGATTACTTGTACTGCTCTCATTAGACTTGCCCTGTTGTGCAATGTAACGAAAGTTGATGATACTGCCGTTCTCAAGTTCTACTACGTTATCTTGTGACAGGTTCTTTCGTTTGATCCAACTGTCAGGACACCATTTCAAGAACTCTTTCCGAACAGTATCATTCAACTTAGGATACGTACTACGTGCAATCAGTCCATTGCTACCGGGATAATCTCTAGCAAGCTTGAGTGCTTTGATTACACCAGATGTAGTTTTACCATTACCAAAGCCACCACCAAAGATTTGTATCTTCGATTTAGACTCTTGGAAACGATATTGTAGACCGCCCTCTACAAGTTTATATTGCACAACAATTCCTTAAGATGATACAGGTCTTATTGTTTTGAATACTGCTGTACTGTTTCCCACTCCAGATGTAGTACATACACAAGCTTCAAAACCGCCAGCAAGAGGCTCATTATATTCTATAATTTCACCTTTTACCCAGTTGCCACCACTTGGGTTAACATCGCCAGAGAGTCCAGCTCTATTAGCTTTATACACTCCTCTAGTAATTCCATCAGTGCCTACTACATAATCATAAGGCACTACGGTTACACCGGCATAATTTGTCGGTACATAACTTGGATCAGTAACACCAATTCTCCATTTGCGGAGTTTGTTGAACTCAGAACCAGAAAACAATACTTCACCAATACCAGTAGTTTCAGTGGCACTGTGGTGATAATTGTCCCAACCTTCTAGTCCAGACACACCGCCTTCTGCCCAAATGCCGTATCTTTGGGTCGGATCATACATACCTTTAATTCCAGTAATATTTTCATACACCTTACAATTGGTGCTAGTATTGATATAAATACCTGCACTTGTGGTATCTGTGCCATTACCAAATGTCTTGTTTCGACGAACAGTAATATTGTCAGGAGGATTAGGCCCATCATATACTGCAATGCCATGACTTCGATTGTAACTTGATGTATTATCTTCTACAATCACATCACGTGAATACGCATCTACAAAAATGCCCTGCAAAAATCCACTAACATTACTGTTCCTAATTATCCCACCGTTCATACTATTGAAGCGGATACCGTCGTTTACATTT